CAACCAAATCTTTTAGCATTCCTTCAAGAATTTTAACCTGTTCACTTTTAGAAAGAGATAGCAGGGCAATTGTGGCTGGATGAGTTTCATCAACCTCAGTTATGAATTTTAGTGAGTGTTCAATCGTTACCATTTTATAGTGCTCCTTCGTTTAGTAGTCCAATTTCAATGTCAAGCAATTCTGAGGGGGTAGCCTCAGATAAATCAACCCAGCCAGCACCTTGCTCATCAAGGCGAAAGATTTCAATGTATCCCATTATAGAACCGCCTTTCCTCTAATTGTTCCACGAACGCTAAGAGCGTCGCAAGACATTTTAACAGCAACACCAACAGGCAGTTGTTCTGCGTAAGTGTTTATGAATTGAGCAACCGCACCTTTAGAAGGTAGAGCGATTTTTTTTGTAGAACCATTAAAGGTTTCTAGTGTTATAGTGTAAGTCATTTATAGACTTCCTTTCTTTTAGTTGATAAGACTATCTTACCATTAGGGGCTGACATTTTGGCTACTTATTTGCTAAGGCTCATTGTGATTTGTATCACACTTATTTGCTTAGGCTCATTAGCCAATTTGTCCTTTATTTTTTTGTATAATGCAATTATAGCAGGCTAGACCCCAAAAGTCAAATTTAGACACGGACAAAACGGACATTTTCTATGTGATTTACACCACAAAATCGCCCGAGGATTTTTTTACTCTTTTACAAATAAAATAAATCCCCAAGTTAAACAAATCATTGAAAACCAAAATAAAGCATTACCACTTACAAAAAATGTTTCATAGAAACTCATTATTTATTTTCCTCAATTTCATTTAGTAATTCCCAAAGAATTGGCTCTAATTCTTTAGCAGCAAGATCAAGTTTTTCTTGAAGTGTTTTCATTTATTCATTCTCCTCTAAATTAAAAGTGTTTTCCATTATCGCATTGGATTTGCGTAGAGCGTCTAAGGCTAGTGCTAAAGAGGTGAGGCGTTGCGCCTCAACCATTTGTTTGTATTCGTCTAATTTCATTATGAGTAAACCCTCTTTCCATAGTATTTATCAAATTCATTTATAGTCATTAGACCTTTATACTCATTACAGAAACCGCAGAATAGCGTTCCCTCAGAATAAGTATTTTCGCAAAAGCAACAAATTAGTTTAGTCATTATTTAGACTCCTTACCTAGTAGATTGTGAGTAGCGTAGTTACCGCCACACATTGTACAGAGCGACCAAGCGGTTACTCTACCGCACCCTGCTGAGCAAGATACATAGCCTAGACGCTTAGCGTCAAATTCATTTTGATAGTCGTTAAGACTTTCCCAAATTCTATTTGTCATTATTTAGACACCTTCCAATCTGACCACATAGGTAGTCTTTCAGGGTCTGAGTCGTTATACCAACGCTCAATGTTATTTTCGCAAATTTCACAAAATGTGAATTGCTCATCATTATGGTCTGAGATAGCAGACTTATTAGGGGTATGTGATACACATACTGTATTTATTACATTTGATTTCATTTAGAAATCCTTTCTAGTTTGAGAACCTTTCTCAACTTTCTTTATACTAGTAAGTATAGCAGGGGGGTCTGACATTTAGGGGGGTACAAAACGGACATTACGGACAAAAGGTATTGTGAGGTACATCACGTGGATAACTTGAGCGTGAAATAGGGGTGTGATGTGTATCACGTGGATAACCTGTGGATAACCCCGAGGATCGGGCCGTGTGATGCGAATCACATACTAGATACGGCGTGTCGTCTTGACTTTTTGACATTTCTTTGCTATACTTCTAGTATAAGAAAATTAAATAGTGTTAAAAAGGTTAATGAGCCTACCAAATAAGCCTAGATTCTAGGATGAGCGTAGCGAATAAGTGACCTAAATCACATAGCCCTAGACGGCGTGTCGCCTTGATATTTCAGGGTAGTTATGGTAGTATTCTACTATAAGAAAAATTAAATAAGGAAAAATCCTAGTGAGCCTCTGAGCCTACCAAATAAACCTAGCAATAGGGTGAGCGTAGCAAATAAGAGCAAATAACCTAGGTCAGCAAAAAGGCTAAAAGGTTTAGCCGAATTAAAAGAAAGGATATCAAAATGATATCACTAAATGAAATAACAGTAGTAGTAGAGCCTACTCATCCTATGGCTAGTAGCAATACTAAGTCCCCTTATCTATTCCGTACTAAAGACGGTAACTATATTAGCCGTATGGCATATGTCTATATGGTAGCAAGTGAGAACCTTATCTCTCACAAGTACCTAAGCCCTAACGAAAGTAAATGGGTATTCGCTAATAGAGGTACTAACTAAATGATTATCTATATATGCGATGCTTGCGATACGCTAGCAACAGTTATCCACAAAGATAACACAATAACAATTAGCCCCTGCAAATGTACTAAGGAGAATAAATAAATGAAATGTATAGTAACTGATTGCGATAGCACATCGCTAGTATATAGTGGCACTGATGCCTTTATGCTAGGCGTACCTACAGAGAAAGTGTGCTATGCACACGCTAACATATACGCACAGGTAAGTGCGCTAATAGAGAGGGTATATAACTAAATGATTAAAGCAACATTAACAAGTACATCAGGTACTACTAGAGAGATGAAGTTCAATACTAAAGAACATCTATTAGAGTTTATTGAATTGTATAAGGCTACACTACATCAGGGCACAGCCGTGTGTATTGATGCACCTTTGGTTGGCATTCACTCTGGTTGGATACAGGGCACTAGTGCTAAACAAGAGGGTGGCACCAGTACTAAAAATTAAATAAGATCAAATAAGGTAGTGCATCTATTATGGGCGCACTATCTTTTTTGGTTTTTCTGTTTAAATATACGTATCATACATCTGAACAAGATTTTCAGATTTGTGGTAAAATGGATCCATGGGAATTTTAGACAATCTGGAAAATGCCTGGGATGGGTTAGAACCACCAAACCTTGCTGTAAAATTATTTTCAGAAACCTGCTGCTCAGGATGTACTTGTCAGCGGGAGTCAAAGGCTATTCCAGAAACAGATGCTATGGGCAGAGAAATCTTCTGGCTAGACATAGGTCGTAAATCCGAGGGGGATCAATAATGGAAAACAATGAACTAACACCAGAACAGCAAGCAATTATTATAGTAGAAAAACTATCTGCTGGTATTCGTACACAGATTGCCAATGAGGTAGAAAGACACTTTCATGGCATAGATCACGATTTGGCTCATGATGTTGCTAAGTTTATTCGTGAAGGAAAACCTACCATCGCTTAGGATGTTTATCGGTTTTATAAGACCTATATATCTGAAAATCGTTTAACGCTTGAATAATAATTTTTCGATCAACATTACACATCTTGGCTAAGTCGTCAATAGATTTATTGTTGTCAACATATTGTTTCTCAAGCCAAGCCTTATCTTTGTGGTTTGACATTACATGTTTTCGTGAAAAATACGATCTCTCCAATATTTTTCAGAATTCTGACGTTCTATAGCAAGTTTTGTAATTTCTTCTTTCGTAGTGTCAGACCAAGCCTCAACATCACAATTCATCAAATAAGGTTTAATATTTTCGGGGATCAATTGATCACTCCATTTGCTTTGAGCGTATCATACAACATCCCATTAACAAAGATCATCTGATCTCTGGCTGCAGCAATATACTGTTCAACCTGCTCAGAGTCAATACCTTGTTGCTCTGCCTGGTATCTATTAAATTCATCGACTGTACTTGTCATAAGTTCGACTGCTTCTGTTCTATCCATTTTATTCTCCAATTCCTTCATAATGTGTTTCTGACGTTTCTCCAAATGGCCATGGGTAATATGAAAACCCAAGTTGTTCTGCTGCCTTTGCGTTGGCCTCTAAGAAAATTTGATTTTCAACTTGTGCAAGAAGTGGTGCTTGTGAGACATTATGAAACATCTCTGCCATCATTACCTTTGCGATAGTCTCAACTAACTCAAAATACTGTATCACTTGTTCTCTGTGTTCTACTGGAATTGCCATATTACCACTTCCCCTTTGGACATACTGCTTTTGCTAATTGAGTCTTTGCTTTCATAAAGCAACCACACTCAGCACATCTTTTTGTCATGGGTCTGAAAAACTCACAACCCTTACATATATTATACCTTATCGCTGCTTCTTCATCAGATACACGAGGAGATCCATCAAGCATGTTCCAAGGTCTTACTTGTTCGCTCATTACCAATCTACCTCCTGATCGTATGTTATTGAATATTCCCCGCCGAAAATCTCAGCATATGAAATTATATCTCTATTATACCTTATCACAGTGTTAATACCAACTTTGTCACACATATATTTCTTACCAGTTACAAGCGGTTCAAATGCTACCCCTTGCTCTTCAAATGCCGTATTTAGGGTTTGTATATATCGATCTTTGCCATATCTCTTAGATGTAAAAGATTGCTGAATATAGTCAAACCTTGCTTGCACATCATTCTCTCTTGCAATGTCCGAATTGTCTGTAATATACTTTACTGCAGGATGTTCCATCCGTTTTGACCAATTGATCATGTTAGCGCTGTAAGACTCCATATTCTTAAGAGTTGAATCAGCGTATGCCATGCGGATAAGGTCAGAGGCGGAGGTTTGAACCTCTGTTGCGAACGAAATTAAAAACGCAGTTGCATATGGAAACTTGTCGCTATATGTCGAGACGCCGAAGTGAACATTCGGATTGAAAGACTCAACCGACATAGAATCATCTAACAGTCGCATATGGTTTCCGAGTGACACATAATTTTGACGATTCATATCGCAATCGACGAACAAGCATTCATCTGGATTTGCGCCATCTGCTAAACAAAGAATGTTCTTGTCATACGTGCCAACTATTTTCGAACCGTTAAAACGATTTAATAACTGCGCCGACACCAAACCATCCATATCAGGAGATATAATTAAATTTTGAGAATGCTCCAGTGTATCAAGTATGTCCGTTTTCATTTTTGTAAAATATACCCCTTATAATAATACTATTATGACAGTACAAGACTGGGCTTCGCTAATCGTAGCCATCCTAACAATTGTATCATCAATCGCATTTGGAATCAAGTGGTTGGTAAAACATTATCTCGTCGAACTTAAACCGAATTCTGGATCAAGTTTAAAAGACCAGGTTTCGAGATTAGAAATTAGAATTAACGAAGCAGATAACCGAAGACAAGATATGGAAAGAAAATTGGACCATATGTATGATACTCTAATTGAGTATATTTCAAAATCAAAGTAACTCTATATACTATATATAAGATATCTTCTATATACAAACCTTAAAGATAGTTCTTTTCTCTTATATATATTTAAGTATACACTATCGCAATCCTGGCATAAAAGACTTATGGTAACAAAACGGACATTCTCAATTGTAACAATCTGGTAAACTTTAATATCATGTCTGTATTGTCCGTTTTATGGTATAATTTTAAAGACTAATACCTTGGTTGTCTTATACCCACCACCTTGGTATTAGTCATTTTTTATGGTATAATCAAGTATTATGAGTTCATCTTCTTATGGCCCTGAAATTTTTGGAGCAGACCCTGTAAATATCAAATGGTCTGTAGTCCGTGGCGATACAGCCTCTATAACTGTTAATTTTTTAGATGATGATGAAGTAACTCCGTACAACATAACCACCTGGGACTTTATTGCTACAGCCTACGATAAGCAATCAGACGTGGTTGATATTTTAACAGTCACAAAACCATCCGCAGGAACTATTATTATAAAGGCACCAGCCTCTATCACAAAAGACTGGGGCACTGGGTATAGATCAAAAGTTACCGAATTAATGTTTGACGTACAGGTAACTATTAATGGGGAAACCGATGCACTAGACGTTATATGGACCCCTATCATTGGAACCATATCAGTTCTTGGTGATGTTACATTTCTTGGAGGAGCACTCTAATGCCAGTTATTAAGGTTTCTGAAAATAAAAACAACCTGCCATCAATTATCAAGATAACATATCAGTCTGGCAAGTCACAAACCTTCAAGGTTAAGAAGTAATGTCATTAAGCAAAAGCACAGATTTTCCAGGTAGCAGAAAAACAAATTACGCTGATCAAGTTCAGCAATCACAAGAAATAGGATCTATAGACAGCAGTCTTTATATACCAGTTCAAGGTCCACAGGGGCCAGCAGGACCTAGGGGATTAGATGGCCAGACAGGCCCGCAGGGGCCCGCAGGAGTACAAGGCGAACGTGGACCAGCAGGCAAGGATGGAAAGTCTTTATTTGCCGATGGATGGGCTAATTACGACAATAGAAACCCTGTAAATTTTTCACTTGGAGCAACACGTGGAGACGATGGCTGGGTAGACGTTTATGTAGATGCTCTTGGCAAGGGAACAAATGAAAAATATTTACCTAAAGACAATATAAGTCTATATAATCCTGAAACTCGTAGAGTCAACCTAAAGCATTTAGACATTGGGTCACAACTTAGAATTACATACACTTTTGATTTAGCGACATATGGTAATAATACTGAGGTTTGGGCAAGATCCTATTTTCCAGACACTGGTAAGGCTGTTACAAGTTTTGTTGCAAACCTTAAATACCAATATGACTACGAACTATCAACAACCCACTTACTATATCTAGACGATAGCGTAGACAAGTCAAGTGGCATAGTTCCACAACTAAGGGCAGACCTAGACTCCATGGCAGTTTTAAAATCAATCTATATTTCAACGTTCTAACATGGTATAATTAAGCAGGAGGAATAATGGCATTTCCAGGCACATACAATATTAACTATTATAAGGGTGACACCTATGAGTTCAACATATACCCTAAAGATTCTTCTGGTGCCATTTTCTCACTTTTAAACTACGGTGCAACTTTTACTATAAGTACATCCCGTGGAGAAAATCCATCTTTTACCGTCGCAGCAACTGCCAGCATTGCTTCAAACAACAGTTATATTACTTGTTCAATTTTACCTGCCACTGGAAGAACATTGACTGCTGGAACAGAGTATGTGTATGATGTTCAAATTACTCAAGGCGCAACAAAAATTTATACACTTCTAACTGGAACAGTCACTGTAACAGCAGACGTAACTGGAGCGTAATATGGCAGAACTACTTTTATCTACAGACACTATCACTGTAATTGGTGGTCCAGATATTGTAAACCTAGATGTTGACTTTGGTCCATCAGGCACAAGAGGAAGCAAAATTTTTTCTTCAAACCAGAATCCAAACAACTCTGGCGCTTTAGGAAGTCAAGTTCCAAATATTGGGGACTGGGCAATAAATGTATCTAAGGCTGATTCAGAATATACCTACATGTATGAATATATTTCTGAGCCTGGGGGAAACAAGTGGACTTCAAGACTTAAAGTTAATCCCGCAATTTATTCAGAAAATCTAGACGTTGTTTTTTCTGAAGGATCAAGAACAATCACCTTCAATGTTCAAAAGATTGCATCTTTAACAAACAATCAAAACCTAACTGCTGCAAACTTTAACATTCAGCATAGCATTGTTGGAACTAACCCAATCGCTTCATCTATTTCGGTTGGTGCGGTTACGGTTACAAATGACACACTTACTCTGCCTATTACGATTAAGGCTGCAGAATTTTCAGGAGGGACATGGTCTCAGATAGCCGATACCCGCAAGGTTCATATTCTGATTACTGTGGTATAATCGAAAAGGTGAAAATAAATGGCAAATAAAAACATAGACAACACAGATAACGGAACAGGCGTATTTAATACAAAGGTTCCTGGAATGGACGAGGCTGCAGACATTCAGGAAGCCCTCCGAATTTATCACTATGGATCAAAGACTCCCCCATCAACAGAGGCAGACATTGTTAGGCCATCTCTTGTAGGTCACATTAAAGATATTAAAACTGACATTGCAGCAATTAATGCAAAAGGAATTGGAAGCACCTATACAGCAAATGAACCATCTTCTATTGTTGATGGAATGATTTGGGTAGACTCAGATCTTACTGGTGGAAGCGGAATTCAATTTGCAACCTCTCAGTATCAGTCAGCAACCCCAACTACTGGACTTGTTAATGGTTTAATTTGGATTAAAAAGGGAACGTCTCCACTTGAGATGTGGGTTTACGATTCTTCTACTACTTCGTTTGTAAAGGTTGGTGCCTAATGCCAAAAGTTATTGATTCAGAATCTAAAGTAGCATACATATATAGTTCAGCCACAGATAAATGGCACCCAATTGCTGGTGCAGTTAATACTGGTGCAGCATATACTTGGTCAGCAGATCAACAATTTTCAACTACAGTAACATTTGAGTCTGTAGTTAAAGCAAAAGCAGGAGTAAATAATTTCTTAAATCCAGCAGCAAGAGATTTGGCATTTACTGGTGTTTCATCAGAAAACAAAAAAGGAATTGTTTGTTTTGTTAGAAACGATGCAGCGGGATTACCAATAAACCAAATTCAGTATTTTGATGGAACTAATTGGAGATCACACTCAGACTCAACCCTGCTTCTTTCAAAAACAAATACAGCAACATACACTATTACACTAGAAGATGCTGGCCGAACAATTATTGCTAACTCAGATACACTTAATGAAGTTGTTGTTCCAGCAAATAGCACAACTCCATTTGCAATTGGCCAAAGACTTGATATTATTCGTTATGGAGTTGGCCTTACATCTATTTCAGGAGCCAATGGAGTAACTATTCAGAGCAAGAATTCTAATAAGAAGATTGCAGCAAGATACTCAGGAGCAACACTTATTAAAATAGAAGAGAACACCTGGATCCTTGTTGGCGATTTGATAGCGTAGGCCTTATAGATGTTAACCACACTGGGGCTTTTTGGAAAAGGTATGGTGGTCGTACCAGATTTATCGACTTTCATATATGGAGATGCAATGACATCTTTACAAAATCTTGGACTAGGTGTTGCACTTATTAGCACCCCAGTAACAACTCCAACTGCTAGCCTAGATCAAAAGGTTGCTTCACAGTCAATCCCTGGTGGAACTGCAGTAGATTATGAAACAACTATATCTATTTCCTACTATTCTTATGTTCCTGTAATTAACACCATTAACACGATTAATACAATTGCAACAATTAACACAATTAACACAATTGACACAATTAATACGATTAACACAATTAACACAATTGACACAATCAACACAATCAACACAATCAACACCAATACATGCCCTTACGAATATGGACCCTGGATGTCTCTTGGAACTAGAACAGAATACTACTGTGAAGGAACTGATGGAACACTAAAGACTATAAGCGGTCAAGCAGAAGCAAGATTCTTAATGTGCCCAAGTTTTCCATTCTGCCCAGCAGGATGTCCAGCAGATGCAAGCCAGATTAGATGGGTTGGAACACCAACTACGACATACACTACAAATTGTGTTTCCTGTAACTGTCCAGACACAATTAATACAATCAACACAATTAATACAATTAACACGATTAACACTATTAACACTATTAACACAATTAACGTATGTAATGACGATGAGATCCCATCAGGAACTGTTTTTCGAGCAGAGTGCTGTGGTGTAGCAATGAGACTTAAGGTCTTAAACTGTTCAGGACAGCAAATTGGAACAAGATATGAGTGTATAGATTCATGTAATAACAGCATTAACACAATTAACACAATTAACACCATCAATACTATTAATACTATCAATACTATTAATACAATTAATACTATTAACACAATTAACACGATCAATACAATTAATACTATTAATACTATTAATACTATTAATACGGGCGGTTATGGCGGTTATGGATGCTTGGCTTATGGAACTCCTATTCTTCTTTCAGATAGAACATACAAGAACATCGAAGATTTGGTTATTGGAGACGAATTGCTATCTCTGAGCGTTTCGTCATTGCCAGATGAGGAATATCCTACAATTCTAGATTCATGGACTTCTAATAATATTGATGATTCAACATTTACAACAACAACTGTTACAGACATTAAGAAGTTAACTAACCCAGGGCACTATGTCCTTAATAATAAATTAAATGTAACATATGAGCACATAATGTTTATTAAGAGAGGCGGCTTCTGGAGATTCTCTCCAATGGAAGGCGTTGTCGTTGGAGACTACATAGTTGATAGTGAAGGAGATACTGTCCTGGTTGAATCCATTGAGTATATAAGCGATTTAATTAATGTTGTTTCAATTGATACTGAAGTGAAGGATATGTATTTTGCATCAGATATTCTGGTACACAACATGTATATGGCAAAATAATGAACAAGGTTGAATACTTTCCAGGAGTTGTAGGCTACACTGGTTTGATTCCAGGATCTATTGATTATGTTAATGCCCTTGCTAAACTTGTAACAGATGGCAAAATTTCTTGGAGCAAAACAACAACTGGTCGAGGCAATGGCAATATTGCAACAGTAATACCAGAATTGCGCCAAGGATCAGTTTTTGGACTCAATGGAATTTACAAAGAAGAAGATGTATCTTTGGCGGTATCCAATTTAAAAAATACGGTAGATGCTGCAGTCAAACAATGCCTTAATGACTATCAAAATAGTTATGGATATTTTGATTTAGAGGGAGAAGGCTGGGCCTTATTAAAGTATGAGGTTGGGGATTTTTTTAAATTGCATACAGATGCCTCCAGGGCATATCCAAGACAAGTGTCTACGGTATACTATATTAATGATGATTACCTTGGGGGAGAAATAAATTTTAAATATATAGACTTAGAATTAAAGCCAAAAAAAGATGAGTTTTTAGTTTTTCCATCAACAAATCTATTTTCTCATTATGCAAAAGAAGTAATAGCGGGTACAAAATATTCAATGCCAAACTGGTTTAGATAAGGATCAAAATGAAAAAAACAATACTAGGGGACAAGATAGTGGTATACCACAATATATCTGAAACTCCAATGTCAATTATTGAGGCAGCCAATGAAATTACTGTCAAGCATCCAGATGCTGGATTTAGAAATGCCACAATTAATAACCATCAGTACGATACAAATCTAAGATCTTGTACCGTTTTTAGTTTATTCACAGGCAAAGCAGATAAGTCGATTGCTGGGATAGATCTAAGACTAGAAAAGGTAAAACTTAATCAAAAAATAATTAGCCAGACGTCTCTTGCATTGATTGATTTTATTAAAGAATACGGATTTAAGATTGTAGAAAGAGAAGCCTGGGAGTTGCTGTCGTATGAAGAAACTCAAAAACTTACATGGCATTCAGACAATGGAGCCCCTCACCCATGCTTAGTATCAATGGTTTATTACCTAAACGACGACTATGAGGGCGGAGAGGTAGAGTTTAGGGATCATATTGGCACACCCTTTAAGCCGTCTGCAGGAGATCTGTTGATCTTCCCTTCATCGGTAGATTATGTTCATAGAGTTCTTCCAATAACAAGTGGAAGAAAGTATGCTGCTATTTCCTTTTGTAAGTAAAACTACTTAGGGAACTTAAGCATCCACTCTTTAGTTTTAGGGGTAATACCCTTCCAAGAAGACCAGTTTTCCCCACCCCTAGACATATAGTATGCAATTTCTGCATTTTTTACGGGGTTGAAGAGTTCGGCATTAGACTCAAGATCAAACTTGTCTCTGCGGTCAGGACCAAGAGAATCAATCATGTTGATTTGAAACATACCATATGAAGAGTCTCCAGTTTTATGGTTACCATTAAAGGCTAGTGGACGACCATTGGATTCCTTTTTTGCAATAGCCCAAGCAACAACTAGGTCTTTGCCCTTGAAGCCAACCAGGCCTAGAAGTTCTTTTAGTTCTAAATCTGTTAGAGATGTCTTATTCTCAAAACTCTCTAGTTTATTTGCTTTAGAAACCAAAAAAACCTCTTTCGAGGCGTTTGATGCTTCTTGAGCCTGTTCCAGGCTTAAATTATTTTTCGTATTATTAGCATTAGCAGAGTTTATTGATGTTCCAATCAACAGACTAATACTGAGTATGCTGATGATTTCCTTGTTTCTTTCGATCCATTTAATCATAGTTTCCTCCTTAGAAAACAATAACACCTTGTTAGGTGTCTACTGATAAGTATAACATAATTTTACTGGGTTTGGTGCCAAAAGTCAAGTTTAGGCGTGGTATAATTAATTATCATGGCAAAAGACTCGATTAAGTACTCAATACCTTATCCAGAAGACTCGGATCCTGTTGATATAACTAATGATATTAAAGTTATTGTTGATAGACTAGAGACAATTCTTCCACCCCTTGGCGTCTCATATTTTGAGATTCTTGTAAGAAATGAAACAGGTAGTACGATTCCTGCAGGGTATCCAGTTTATGCTGTAGGATCAAATGTAGATGCAAACGGTACGGTTAGAACTAAGATTGATCTTTCTACGCCAATAATTACAAAACCAATTTTAGGTTTGACGAAAACATCTTTAGGAAATAACTCTAATGGAGTTGTTGTAGTTGCTGGAGTTGTTGAAGGAGTAAATACAAGTTCATTTTTAGCAGGAGATGTTCTATATGTTGCAACTGGCGGGGGACTAACAAAGACTCGTCCTGATTCTGGTGGAGCAGCAGTAGGAATTGTTGGACACGCTGCAACTACAGGAGTAGTAATAGTTCAGGCAAAAGGAAATGGTACTTGGGGCGCACTCGCTGCTGGCCTCTCGTAATCGTGGTATAATCTAAACATGCCAACTTTAAGAACAACTACAGTTACATCATCTCAGGCAACTAATGCTAATGGCGAGATTGAAATTGGAGCAGCACCTCCAATTGTAAGGTGGACTGTTGTAAAAGGCGATAGCGCATCATTTAGAATCTATGTTGAAGATGATAAACAGGTTGCCATTAATCCAAACGACTATTCAATTAAGGCAGATTTTAGACGTGGAGCATCTTTATTATTTTCAACCGTTCCAACAAAAACAGCGTTTGATCTTTCAGGGGAATTTACAGTATACTTAACACCAGGACAATGTAAACTTTTAGCAACAGGAGATATCTTTGACGTACAGTTATCAGACCCAGTAGTGGTTTGGACTGTTTGCAGAGGCGTTATGAACGTCATTGCAGAAGTAACTGATAGAACGGTTTAATGGCGAGTAGACTGGTTTCTACAATTATTCCAGCAGTTGCTGTTGGGCTAATAAATCTTAATCCAGTTGCAGACTTAACAATCAATCAGGCAAATACAATTGCCTTTGAAATAATATCAGTACCAAAAAAAGTATTGGCAAATGAAAGTTTGCCTTTCAGACTGCGTATATCTAACATAGGTTTAGATGGATATACAAGGCAGAATCCAGCACCGATAGGAGTAGCCATTATTGGATACAGCAACTATATTCTGTAAAAAATAATGCTATAATAACAACATGGCCCAAATATCACTCGCAGCACTTAAAGAAAAATTCCAGACTGGTGATCGCCCATCACAGGCAGATTACGAAGATCTAATTGACACTACAGCAGCACAAGCAACACGTGCAGGCGTATTTGGCAATAACGACAATACCGTTACTGGTATTGAAAATGCATCAGTAATTGATAACTTTGATGCAACTGAATGGAGAATGGTCAAGTACCTTATCTCTATATCTAAGAATTCTGGTGGCGTAAATAAATACTATGCTACTGAAATGACCATCTTGGTTGACGGAGTAAATGTATCTGTTAACGAATTTGGAACTATCGACAACGATGGGAATATGGGAACCATTACTGTCTCTCGCACTGGAAATACCGTAACTTTAACAGTTACTCCAGACCCTGCGATCAAGCCAATCACTGTACGTTATGCACGTATGGGATTAAAGGCATAATAAGGAGATATAAAAAATGGCATCTACAGTAAATAAAGATTTTAAGATCAAGAATGGTCTTATCGTTGAAGGCGCATCCGCAACAGTCGGTGGCTCAGACGTATTAACAAAGAAGCAAGCAGACCTTGATTACATCGTCGCACTTGCTGGTGGCGGAGCAGATTCTGCTAACGTTGCAAACAAGGTAGTAAAGCGTGATGCATCAGGTAACTTCGCAGCAGGAACAATCACTGCAGCATTAACTGGTAACGCATCAACAGCATCAACATTGGCTACACCAAGAGCAATTGCTTTATCTGGAGATGTTTCAGGTACTGCAAACTTTGATGGTTCAGCAGGAATCACAATCACAACAACTCTCAATGCAGATTTTGCAACAGACGCAGAAGTTGCTACAGCAAAGTCACAGGCTATTTCTTCTGCAGCAACAGATGCAACTACAAAGGCAGATGCAGCAAAGTCTGGTGCGGAAGCAACAGCAGCATCAGCACTTTCAACACATAATTCAGATACAACAGACGTGCATGGAATTGCAGACACTGCACTTCTTGCAACAAAGTCTTACGCTGATGGAAAGGCTTCAGATGCACAGACAGCAGCAACAACCGCTGCAGCATCAGATGCTACTTCAAAGGCTAACGCTGCTCAAGCAGCAGCAGAAGCAACTGCCTCAGCAGATGCTACTTCAAAGGTTTCAGCAGAAGCAAGTGCTCGTACAACAGCAATTGCAACAGCAAAGACTGCAGCAGAAGGAGTCGCCTCAGCAGATGCAACTTCAAAGGCTAACGCAGCACTTTCAGATGCTAACACATACACAGATGGAAAGATTGCAACAGAAGTTACTGATCGTAACTCTGCAATCTCATCAGCAATTGCTACAGAAGTTACTAACCGTAACTCAGCAATTTCAACTGCAGTCGCAGCCGTTGTTGACTCAGCACCTGCAGCACTTGATACTCTTAACGAGTTAGCAGCAGCACTTGCTGATTCACCAGACACAGTTTCAAACCTTACAAATCTTGTTGGAACTAAACTTCCACTTGCTGGCGGAACATTAACTGGAGCACTTACTCTTTCAGGTGCACCAACAGTAGACCTACAAGCAGCAACAAAGAAGTATGTGGATGATGCAGCAACTACTTCAGTATCAACTGCTTCAGCAGATGCTACTTCAAAAGCAAATGCTGCACAGTCTGCAGCAGAAGCAACCGCAGCAACAGATGCTACAAATAAGGCTAACGCAGCACAGTCAGCAGCAGCAACAGATGCTACTACTAAGGCAAATGCTGCTCAGTCAGCAGCAGCCACTGACGCAACATCTAAGGCAAATGCTGCACAATCTGCAGCAGAATCATTTGCAACATCAGCAGATACAGCAGTTCGTACAGCAGTAACATCTGAAATTGCAACTGCAAAGTCAGAAGCAATCTCTGCAGCAGCGACTGATGCATCAACTAAGCGTGATGCAGCAAAGACTTATGCTGATGGACTTATCTCAACTGAAGTATCAGCACGTAACTCAGCAATTACTACAGCCGTAGATGCTCTTTCAACTTCAGACATTGAAGAAGGAACAAACAAGTACTTCACAGATGCTAGAGCAATTGCAGCAACAGCAGGAGCACTTACTTCAGCAATTAATGCAATCGACACAGATGCAATTGAAGAAGGAACTTCAAACCTCTACTTCACAAATGCTCGTGCATTAACAGCAGTTGGCGGATCTGTAACAACAGCAATCGCAAACGGAGATGCAACAGCATCACCAACATACCTAGCAGTTAAGTTGGGTACAATTGCAAAGGAATTCGCAGCAACAGTTGCAGTTCCAACAGCATCAACAGCAACAGCGTTCTCTTGGGCACATGCAGATTTCAGATCTGCTAAGGTCCTTGTAAAAATCAAGAATGGAACACACACTGAAATCTCAGAGTTGCTTCTAACACTTGATACTTCAAATAACATTGCTATCACAGAATACGCACTTGTTGGAACAAATGGCACACTTGCCACAGTTACAGCAGACGTAGATGGTGCTAACGCAAGAATTCGGGTAACAACAATTAACGCATCATCAGATGTATTCGTTGCTGGAACTCTTATTGCTTAACAAAATTAAAATAATAAAGGGGCGTGATCACTTTGGCTACAGTCAATAAAGACTTCAAAGTAAAAAATGGACTACAGGTCGCAGGAACTGCGGTTTTCGGGGGAACAGTACAGGTGGCAACACCAGTATCTGAAACTGATGCAGCAACAAAGGCATATGTAGATTCAAAAGCAAGTCAAATGGCTTCAGGTGCAACCGCTCCTTCTAACCCAATCGTGGGTGCACTTTGGCTAGACTCTTTAACTAATAGAGTTAATGTTTATTCTTCAGCAGGATGGGTAACACTTGCTGCAATAGATGACACACTAAATCTACCAGAGCATATCCACGATACAGCAATCGATGGAACAGGATTTATTGTTACAACATTCCGTGAGGGTGGAAGTTTCAATAGTCCGCAAGGAACAGGTCTCGATGGAGGATCTCCAAGTTCAACTACTTGGGAATATTCATTCGATGGTGGTTCAGCAGTAGATAACTTCAATTAAAAATTGATGTTATAATAGTACAGAAAGACATCCGCAGAACGGATAAAAGGAGAATATAAATGGCAACTAGAATGCAACAGCGCAGAGGAACTGCAGCCCAATGGACGGCAGCAGATCCAATTTTGGCAGCAGGAGAAATTGGATACGAGACAGACACCAACCAGTTCAAAATTGGTGATGGCGTTAATGCATGGTCAGATCTCTCCTACTTTAAGAACTTAGAAGACTTGGGCGGTACTCTTGATGATTACGTCCCACTAACATCAAAGGGCGCAAATAACGGCGTAGCCCCACTTGATGGCGGAGGAAAGATTCCACTTGGATATCTTACACACCTTATCGCATCAGCACCAGAAGCACTTGACACACTTAAGGAACTTGCAGATGCAGTTACTTTTGTTTCGTCCCAGGTAGCAGCACACAATTCAGATACAACTGATGTCCATGGTATTGCAGATACAGGACTTCTTGCTACAACAGCAAGTGTTAACACATTGATTGGAACTCACTCAACAGACACAACAGATGTACACGGAATTGCAAATACTGCACTTCTAGAAACAACAACTGGAGCACAGGCTAAGGCAGATGCAGCAGCACTTGCAGAAGTTAATACTCACAATGCAGATCAAACTAATGTTCACGGAATTGCTGACACAGCACTTCTTGCTACAAAGGTTTATGCTGATGCAGTAGGAACAACTGAAGCCACAAGCCGTGGAACAGCAATCTCAACACATAATTCAGCAACAGCAAACGTACACGGAATTACCGATACAACTGCTCTTGCTACAAAGACATATGCAGATGACGCTGTTGCAGCGCATGAGGCAGACACAACAAACGTACACGGAATTGCTGACACAGCACTTCTTGCAACTAAGTCATACGTAGATACAGCAGATAATCTTAAGGCAGCACTTGCATCACCAGATTTCACTGGTACACCAACTGCTCCAACAGCAGCAGCAGGAACAAATACTACACAGGTAGCAACAACAGCGTTCGTAGGAACAGCAGTTTCAGCACTTGTAGCATCTGCTCCAGCAGCACTTGATACACTTAATGAGTTGGCAGCAGCGCTTGGTAGCGATGCAAACTTCTCAACAACAATGACAAATGCTCTTGCTCTAAAGGCAAGCAAGGCTGAACTAACAGCAGCAACATTGGCATCATTCAATAACAAGACAACTTCTTACACTTTAGTTCTTGCAGACGAAGGAAATGTAGTAGAAATGGAATCAGCATCAGCAAACACTGTTACAGTTCCTACAAATGCTTCAGTTGCCTTCAATATTGGTTCATCAATCGATGTATTCCAAAAGGGCACAGGGCAGACAACAATCGTTGCTGCTTCAGGAGTTACAATTCTCAAAACACCAGGACTCAAGTTCCGTGATCGTTACTCAATGGCAACATTGATCAAGCGTGATACAGATACTTGGATCGTTTCTGGCGACTTGACAGCGTAATACAAATTTAATAGGAAAAAAAGGAGAAACATATGGCAATTCGTAAAGGTGGCAAGGGCGGAAAACGTGCCAAGTCAGCAGTAAGTTTTTGGGGTGTAGCCCCAGGGCAGCCGTTTATTACAAGCGTAACACCAGGCTTTGGTGGGGCATACATGTCTTCAACAGCCAGCGTTGCATTTAATAAGAACGCTATGGGTTCCACTCCTTCTTCTTATACAATTTTCGCTAACTCAATATATGGCACAAAGACATTTACAGGAGTAACCTCATCACCATACACAGTGACAGGTCTTAGAGCGGGAGCGTCTTATGCTTTCACAATTATTGCAGTAGCAAGACTTGCACAAGAGACACAGGATACGACATCTGTATCGTCTTCACAGACCAATGCAAGTGTTGCAGGTGTTCCAGATGCTCCAACAGGAGTTACAGCATCTTCACCAACTAGTGCAACCTATGACACAGTTTCATGGTCAGCACCAGCAGATAATGGAGGAGCAGCAATTACTAACTATCAGGTGGAATCATCTGATGGAAAGACTGCAACAATTAACGCTCTTACAACAAACATTTCACAAGAAGCAGGAACAGCACAGACATATCGTGTAAGAGCATACAATGAGCATGGTTGGTCAGAATGGTCAGCATTCTCAGCATCTGTTACAACGTTCTCATTCGTACCGTTCTCAGTGTTCGGCTTCTCACCATTCGGAGTATTTGGATTCTCACCATTCGGCGTGTTCGGCTTCTCACCATTTGGATTCTCTCCGTTCGGTGTGTTCGGATTCTCTCCGTTCGGTGTATTCGGATTCTCACCATTTGGTTTCTCTCCGTTTGGAGTATTCGGATTCTCACCATTTGGTGTATTCGGCTTCTCACCAGGAAGAGGAGGATGTATTGCTCCTGATACTTTAGTATCAGTTGTTGGTCCAGAAGACTCATATATCCAAATTCCTGCAAAGGATGTTGTTACTGGACAAGAAGTCTGGGCACACTCATTCGATGAAATGGATGACGAAGGCGAAGTTGATCCATACACTATGGCACTTCCAGGATTGCATAACCAAAAAATTGTTAAAACAACAGTTGCTTCAGTAGTTGAAAAAGAAATGCCAGCAACGTTGACAATTAATGGAGACAGCACAAAGAAGTATTCAACAGTACAGGGAATTTTGTATAAGCGCAACGGTATCTATGGATACATAACTACAGGACTTCTTGAAGTAGGAGATATTGTTATGGAATATGACTATAACTTCCACTCGTTCAATGAAATTACAGTAGCATCAATTGAAATTGATGAAACTCCATCAACAGTTTACAAATTTGATATGGAACCAGTTGACACATTCATTGCTGGAAATATGCTAGTTCACAATTACAAGGCAGTTTAATCCTTTATCATCAGCACTTGCCAAGGACTTCAGGTCTATTTATTAGATCTGGGGTCCATTTGGCTTTTCAAACTAATGGTTTAAGGTCGGCAGTTGTATATCATAATAAACCAATCAGTCAAGATATGTTTAAAGATGTTGAGTTTATTTCTGGGCACTTAGGAAACTATCCTAGTCTATTTATTAAAAATTTAAAATCTTTTTCTATCTTTAGAGATCCAGTTGACAGATTCATTAGTTGGTTTTTCTTTATGTATGAAAACTCTAAAAGTTTTGAGGAACTTGAAAAGATATTTGACGAGTGGTTATACAACCCAGAAATATATCCACACCTTTCAGATATGCAAACAAAATTTTTAACGGGGACAGTCGATGAAGAAAGATTTAATAACACTAGAAGTGTAATGGACAAGACCATGAATGGGTGGCTGCTTAAAGACTATTCCTTTGATGAATCAGTTATGCAGGATAAGGTTAACTCTGTTAGTTGTTACACCGTAGAGACTAGGGATATTCTTCTTGACGACATTACAAGATATATGAGCAATAACTATGGGTTTGTTCCCAATTTTGATAATAGGGATGCTAAGTTTAACTCAAGCACCTCTAAAAGGTTTGACATAACTGATAAAATGATTAACAGGATTAAAGAACTAAACCAGCATGATATAATTTTATATGAGATGGTAAAAAGGTCTAATCCAAAGCCACTTTAACCAATATGGTATACTAGTATAAATAGCAAAGGGAGTAATAATGAACAACTATCCAACGGATATTCAGAGTGTGAGCAAGTCCACTCAACCACATAAGTTTTTTGAAAGATACCTTGATAATAATCTATCAGTCCTAGCATCAGAACTACAGGACAGATACGAAAAGATTGAAAAAGCAAAGGTTGTAGGTGTAACTCCAGTAGGGGCTAACGAAGCATGGAAGCAATCTAATAGTGTGTCAACAATGAAGTGGAGACAGTATAATGTTTTCCAATTCCACTCAACTGGTATTTATAATTTATACAAGGCTGTTAAAGACATGACTATTGAGGCTTGTGATTACTACGGAGTTGACTTTGAAAAAGAAAAGTTTATGTTACAGGGATGGTTTAACATTACGCATGCAGGCAAAGGAAAACTAGACTGGCATGATCATGGTCCAACAGGTGCTCCAAACTTCCACGGATATTACTCTGTAAGCGCAGAGCCTTCAATTACATACTACAAGGTTTTTGATAAAGAAATTGAGAATCACAACAAGAATGATCGTGCAATACTTTCGGAGATGGGTCACCCACACTCTATGGCAGACTGGGATTGGGAAGGTCCAAGAATTACGGTTGCATATGACGTTATTCCGCTAAGAGATATTCAAAGGTTTGGAATGGATCAAGAACAGCATTGGATTCCTCTTGCATGATAGCGATGTCGAAGCCTCAGCATAAGTTTTTTGAAAGACACCTAGACTTAGATCTTGGAAACTTTGAGACATACTTGCTTGATCTTAAGCAAAGACTCTCATCTGAAAATGTGCCAGGGGTAACTAATTCTGACTATGAGTTAGTTGATAGATCTTCATTCACCACTCAGTTGGGGGAAAAGTATAATATCTTTCAGTTCCACAATGAGAACATTAGAGAACTTTACAAGGCTATCAGGGACATGGTCCTAGAGGCATGCGAACACTATGGTATTAATGCTGAAGAGCAAAACTATATGATTCAGGGATGGTTTAATTCTGATAAGAATAGCAAGCCAGAGCCACTCCCAAACAACTACTTACATGACCACCTAAATGGTCAAGGAGCACCTGATTTTCATGGATACTACTGTGTCAATGCAGAGCCTTCATATACTAAGTATCTTATATCTGGTGAAACAGAATTCTTGAATGTAAATGTTAATAATCGTGCAATTATTTCAGAAACTGGGCATGCACACGGAATAAGTAACTGGCCATTTGAAAAAGATAGAATTACTATTGCCTACGATATATCTCCACTAAAGAATATGCAAGGATCTCCAGAGCAGCATTGGGTTCCTATCATATGATAAAGAAGTTTTTCTTGCACATTCTTGGGTATCGAACATCAATTCAAAAATGTCCAGTAACTGGAATAGAACAAACTGTTACATTTAATAAACTTACTAAAAAAACAAAAGATGCTCACAGAGGTATGAGTTTTAACTAACTCTCAATAACACCTTTAGGTAGAGTTTTGTTTTTTTGAAAACTCTGCTATACTTAACACTTAATCCGTTTTTGAAAGGACGATACACATTATGTCAGATTTTTTTAGTTTTAAACTTCCAGAGGACTTCGTAGAAAAATATAAAAACCAAGAAAGCCCATTTGGGTTTAAAGATGCAGCAGAAAATTCACTTGGAGAAATTACTTTTATTCGTACGTATTCTCGCATGAAAGAAGATGGAACTAAGGAAAGATGGCACGAAGTTTGTCGTCGTGTAATCGAGGGTATGTATTCAGTTCAAAAGAACCATGCTAAAGAAAACCGTCTACCATGGAATGACTACAAGGCTCAGAAGTCTGCACAAGAAGCATTCCAAAGAATGTTTGAATTAAAGTGGACACCACCAGGACGAGGCATGTGGGCATTTGGAACTCCTATGACTATGGAGAAGAAGAACTCAGCAGCCCTACAAAACTGTGCAATGGTATCTACAAAAGACCTTGACAAGAATGATCCAGGAGCGTTGTTTGCTTGGGTTATGGATGCTCTTATGCTTGGCATTGGTGTAGGGTTTGATACAGTGGGACAGGATAAGCATTTTGCAATCTATGCCCCAACAGAACCTGAACAGGTGTTCGAAATCCCAGACACTCGTGAAGGATGGGTAGAGTCAGTTCGACTTCTAATTAACTCATATCTTAGAGCAAACCAGAGCATTCAGAAGTTTAACTATGATTTGATCAGACCTCTTGGAGCCCCCATTAAGGGCTTTGGAGGCGTTGCATCAGGTCCTGCACCTCTTATCAAGTTGCACGACCATATAGACCGTGTAATCGGCTCCAGAGCAGGTGAAACACTAGACTCTCGTGCTATCGTAGACCTTGTAAACCTTATTGGTACCTGTGTGGTATCAGGTAACGTAAGACGCTCAGCAACTCTTGCTTTGGGAAATGCGGGGGATGAAACATTTATGAATCTAAAGAATTCAGAACTATTCCCAGAGCGTAACTCATTTGATCCAGAGAATCCAGGTTGGGCTTGGATGTCTAATAATTCTATTTCAGCAGAAGTAGGAACAAAGTACGAAGACTATGTAGATTTAATTACAGAAAACGGAGAACCAGGTTTTATCTGGCTTGATGTTGCTCGTAATTATGGCAGGCTAAAGGATGCGCCAGATGGAAAAGACTATCGTGTGATGGGCTTTAATCCCTGTGCGGAGCAGCCATTAGAATCATATGAATTATGTACACTTGTAGAAGTGCACTTGAATCGTCATGAATCTAAGGAGGACTTCCTGCGTACCCTGAAGTTTGCATACCTATATGGAAAGACTGTAACACTTGTTCCAACACACTGGCCACAGACAAACGGTATCATGCAACGCAACCGTCGCATTGGTACATCACTAACAGGTATTGCATCATTTGCAGATCAAAAGGGTTTGCCAACTGTTCGTGAATGGATGGATGAAGGATACAACAAGATACGTCATTATGATCATCAGTACTCTGAATGGCTATGTGTTCGTGAATCAATTCGTGTAACAACAGTTAAACCATCAGGATCAGTTTCAATTCTTTCTGGTGCAACTCCTGGAGTTCACTGGGGTCCTGGAGGAGAATTCTTTCTTCGTGCTATTCGTTTTGGTAATACAGATCCAATGGTTCATTTGTTTAAAGCAGCGGGATATAATATTGAAGACGACGTCGTATCAGCAAATACATCAGTAGTGTATTTCCCAATTAAATCAGGTCATCCAAGATCTGAAAAGGAGGTAACACTATTTGAAAAGATTGCTCTTGCTGCAACCGCTCAAAAGTACTGGTCTGATAATGGTGTTTCTGTAACCCTGTCATTTGATAAAGAAACAGAGTCAAAGCATATTGTTCCAGCACTAAATATGTACGAGGGACAATTAAAGGCAGTTTCATTCCTTCCTATGGGAAATCACACATACCCGCAACAACCATATACTCAGATCTCTGAAGAGGAGTATAATAGTTATGTAGGTAAGTTAAAACATATTGACTTTGGGGCAATTTACGACGGTGTGGATAACCTAGAAGCAATGGGTGAAGCATACTGTACAACAGACTACTGCGAGATAAAGGTGAAATAATGGAGGACTACGTGTCACAGATACATCACGTTAAAGGTTTTATGAATGCAGATGATGCTGCAAAAATTTATAGTCATGCAAAGACTTTCCCTGATGGGTTTAGAATGCATGGAAATAATGAGAAAGAATTTAAGGTTTATACATATCATGAAATTGAAGAAAATGATGCGTCAATCCTAGAACTAATGCAAGACTATGCTTTAAAGGTTTATGGTCATGTATTGAGCACCTATGGAGAATCTTTTGAACCCTTCAATCCTCACAAGACACATATTGCAAAATTTGAAGAAGGACATGGAATGCATGAGCATTTTGACTCTTCAAGACCAAACGACATAGCAACTCTTGTATATTTAAATGATGATTATGAAGGCGGAGAGATCTATTTTCCAGATTATCAAATCTCCATTAAGCCAGAACCAGGAGATCTACTCTGTTTCCCAGATCAGCCTAGATATGTTCACGGAGTAAAAGAAATTATTTCTGGAACAAGGTTCACAACACCACGCTGGTTTACCCGCATTGTGTGATAAAATAGACTAGGAGAACCTATGTCTAACCCATCAAACATCTATGCAGAAAAAATTTATTCTGAGCAACCAACAGCAATGTGGTCGCTTGATGATACAGCAGACTATATTTCTTTTGTTGATTCAGAATTAAAGAGGTCTGTTCATCTTTGGACTATTGAAAATGGACTAGGGTCTGCGGGTACATCAGAAAATGAACCATTTCAGAGCAGTGTTGTTTCAAGTTTAAATGGCCAAACAGATAAGACATACATAAAAGCAGTTAGCCCAGACTTTGCTAAATTCACAGATTTTGATCAAGATTTAAGAGTATTCTCAATTGGCGCATACGTTTATTCTCCAAGCACATATTTAAGTAGCGTTGAAATTGGTTATGAGTATTATGATTCTACATCTGGAACAACGGAGTCTGTCTCTAAAGTATTTAATGTTAACATAGGCAAAAAGTGGCTAAATGTTTCTGACACATTTATTATTCCAAGACAAGATGTCTACTTTAGGCCATTCATAAAGGTATCATATATTCCTGGTGGAGTAGCAAATGATTATAAGTTTTTAGTTAATGGTTTAACTGTCGGTCAATGGAATGAAGAGTTTAGCGCAAAATCTTTAGGGGTTAATAAGATTCAGGTGCCATCAACCGTTAGATTGTTAGCAGGTCACGATGCAATTGCAGCGCCGTCATATGGATTACAAAATTCTCCAGGGTACTATCTTGTAAATAACAACAGGTTGCTTGCACAAAATTCTGGAATTCCTCTAGTTTTTGGATCATCAAATGTGACTCATCTCATTACAAATGACAATACTCTGCCCTCTTTTATATTCCCAGGATATGGATTTTTAAACGAGTCTGGCAAATACGAAGAAAAAACTTTAGAGTTCTGGCTAAGAATTTTTGCCAATACGTCAACACCTAAAAGACTTGTCGGTCCAGTAGCCTCAACTGATGGCCTATACTCCTACAAAAATAATCTAATTTTAAGGGTCGGCAACTACACTCAGGCATACGCAATAGACGAGTGGTACAGGCCTATGCTTATTGATTTAAGGGTAGGCGTAAATAATGCAAGTTTGTTAATTAATGGAGATGAGGTTATTTCAATATCTATCGACATTGACACAATTACTTTTCCAGATAAAACCTCAAAAATAGGTAGCGCTTATTTTGATAATGACTGGATTGGGTTTTATTCATACAGCGAGATAACTCAGTTTGATATTGACGCAATTGCTATATATCCATATAAGGTTCCAGCACTAGTTGCAAAAAGAAGATTCGTTTATGGTCAAGGAGTGGAGTACCCAGAAATTTTAAATTCTTCATATGGAGGAACTTCAACCGTAATTGACTATCCATTTTCTAAATATACAAATAACTATTCTTACCCAGATCAAGGCTCTTGGGCAAGTGGATATTTTACAAACCTGTCAATAACAAACAACACTCTTTCAACGCCAAACTATAGGTTGCCAGATTTTGTTTTTTCTAATAAAAGTTATGATGATTTCTATCTTGCCAACTCTACAATCCAAAATGACAACGATGGAAATTTTTTAACGATTAGGCCTTCAGTTGATTGGGCATCCACTAATGGATATATTCATTTTGACAAACTAAACATTTTAACAGATAGAACAGAGGCCGTGTATGGGGTATTCAAGATTGCAGAACACAAAACTCAGGCTCAGGTTTTAATTAGGATTGAAGACTCGTCTAGCGGTAATTATTTTTCTTTAGAGTTAGTTGGAGAGTCGTTAAAGTATAAGTTTAAAAATGGAGGAAACATTTCAGTAGCCTATTCTGCAGAAGGAGTCCTTGTTGGATCCCCCTTTATTGCTGGAATAAGTATTGATAAATTTAGAGATGCTTTTGGAAGCGATGCAGCAACATTATTTGGCAACAGGGCTTCACTGTCAGTGTATGTTGGTGGAACAAAAGAGTTTACAAATACTTTTAGTGGAAAAATCTTTGGAATTCATTTTGCAAACAAAGATACTCTAGACCTAGTATCTTATGGATTTTCAGACAAGGGTGTTCCACTAGATTACGAAAACGTTTTTGCAGACTACACATCAGGGCCCTATGTGGGCGAGACTGACTATGACGCAGAATTTTATAACACTGCTTTCTGGGCAAATCTGGTAGATGGAGGAAATGTATCTTCTTATGTATCTTCAAGAATTGGGTCAGTAGTAAGTTCATATTCTTTGCTTCCGCAATATTTCATGGGTCTTTTTAAAATTGATATTGGGTGCCACGGATATTGGAAGACCACCTTGCCACTAACTTATTTTGGCAAATACGTAAACGACTCATACGGTGATTCATATTATGACCTTGATTTTTTACAGTTTAATATTTCCGTTCCTTCTCCAAGCAAATTTGTTACAGTAGAAAGCCTTGGGTCTTGGAAGTATGAGGACTTAAAGCAGGCATATAGTAGCGAAGAATTTAACAGTTATGCTTATTTAAATAATCAACTTTATACTAACTATAATGATTATTTAGACCTAAAAAACAGATCTGAGAAAACATATTCGTATGACACATCAGAAAATCCTATAAGAACTAGAGTGACCTTTGAATATACAGAGAGTGCTGGGCAGACTCCAGACTCTGCGTATAACCTTCAGGTTGCACCAAATAAAAATGGAACAGTTATTGCAGGGCCAAACTGGATAAACACGGCCTACGAAGTAGTTGACGGTATGATTATTTATCCTCCATCAGATGTAAATTTTGAAGATATGTCCATATCGATTTCAGTTGACATGATTACAAGGTCAATGCTTTCTCTTCCTATGTCAATAAAGCAATTACAACTTTCATCACAATCTTTTAGCGAGGATGGATTTAATCCCGTTGGAACTAAATTTGGAGTAGATATATACCCATACGCCAAATCTGGACTTTATTATGATTACAAAACTGCAAACCCGTATAGCATTTATAAAAAGAGCACCCCATACTTATACTTAACAAGAGATAGCGGAATCTCTATAAAGGGTGATTTTAAAAGCGGGGTTGACAGAGGAATTGCAATACCAATTAATGCATCTAAATCATCTACATATAACCTAATGGCAGCACAATTTTCACTAAGATATGACTATGAATTTTTCCCATTTTCTCCAGTCAAGATCTTAAGTTTTGACAATGGTACTAGGTTTATAGATATATTCTTAGTTGCAAATACTTCAGATGGGAAACGTGCAAAACTTTATGCAGTAAATGCTGCTACAGGAATTGTAGAAAGTGGAATTGCTTTTTATGTTAACGGAACAGTTAGTCGTGAACCAGTAATTCAGGCTGGACACTGGGACATGCTGGGGATTTATTTTTCAGACCTTTTAAATTTAAACAGCATAAATGGAAAGTTTTCAGTATCTGGTCCAGTAACAATTAACAATATATCCCTGTACGATGCAAGTAGGCTTTCAGAAGTTAGAGACTTGCAGACCAGACCCTGGTTTAGAGTCAAGGTTACTAATGATCCAGAAGATCTTTACGAGTGGACCTTCTGGGACCTAGATTTTAATTGGGATGAAGTCTTGGTTGTTGCTACGACAAGCCTTTACGGTGTAGACCCAGAAACACTCTATAAGACATTTATCGGTACAAATAGGTTTGTTATTGATGACTCTTTGCCATTAATTGTAGGAAAATATCAATATTCTGTAAACTCGGACGTTAGATGGCAACAAGGAGTACAGACTTCTACGTAATATGGTATACTAATGGTTATGGATTCATTAATTAACCCCGAAACTGGCGAGCCAATAGTAAAGAATGTAAGACGACAAGTCATTGATAAGATGTATGACTGGGGTCTATACGTATATAAAAAGTCTGATGGTAAGTGGTTTACAGATGGCACTGGCTCTGTTCTAAACATACCAGCAATGAAAAACGACATAGGCAGAATCTCCGAGTTAAAGAAAGCAGCAATGCACTATGGGGATGACGGACAAGGAACAGCAGTATTTGTTCCAGGTTTAACAAGAGTTTCAGAAGAAGAATATTCAGAACAAGTTGATCGCTTTAAGTCTGGACTTATTCCATCAATGAATGACCTTGGCGCAGTCCAAGCAGCAAAAGATACAATTGCTCTCTATGGGGATGAGGAATAATGGATAACGACGATATTCTAGTTGGTGCAAGAATTGACCAAATTCAAGATGAAAGAAATGCTTTTGTGGCAAGTGATCCATTTAATAAATCATGGGATGATCTTAAAACATTGTCGGGTCTATCAAATAATTTTAAACGAAGAGCAGCCAGACTATCAAAAACAGAAGTTACAGATTCTTATTTAGAAGATTCTGGTTCTGGAAAAGTTGGCGTTAATGGCGCTAAGTCAAAAGAGATAAACCCAGGGCACGTATTTAGAAATGCCTATGGACTTTTTGACGTTATCACTCCACCATGGAACGTTTACGAGTTAGCAAACTATTACGACACATCTTTTGCAAACCATGCAGCAATCGATGCAAAGGTTGAAAATATTGTAGGGCTTGGGTATGACTTTAAGGTTTCTCCAAGAACAATGTTAAAACTTGAAGCATCAACAGATTCAGAAGCAACTGGTCGTGCAAGAAAGAGAATTGAAAGAGCAAAAATTGAAATGAGAGATTGGCTAGAATCTTTAAACGATGATGACTCTTTTACAGGAACAATGGAAAAGGTTTACACAGATGTTCAGTCAATTGGAAATGGATATCTTGAAATTGGAAGAACAACACGTGGAGATATTGGGTACGTAGGTCACATACCAGCAACTACAATTAGAGTAAGAAGGCTGAAAGATGGATACATCCAGATCATTGGAAATAAAACAGTTTATTTTAAAAACTTTGGGGCAAAAAATCAAAACATGGTAACTGATGATCCAAGACCAAACGAAATTATACACTTCAAGCAATACTCCCCATTAAACACATTCTATGGGGTTCCAGATATTATGTCAGCAATCTCATCACTTATTGGTGATCAGTTGGCTTCACAATACAATATTGATTACTTCTCAAACAAGGCTGTTCCTAGATATGTTGTAACATTAAAGGGTGCAAAGTTGTCTGCAGATGCAGAAGATAAGATGTTTAGATTCTTACAGACAGGCCTTAAGGGGCAGTCTCATAGAACTCTATATATCCCACTTCCTCCAGATTCCGATACAAATAAGGTTGAATTCAAGATGGAGCCAATTGAGGCTGGAATTCAAGAAGGATCATTTAAAGAGTATCGCAAGCAAAACCGTGATGACATCCTTGTTGCACACCAGGTTCCACTTTCTAAGTTGGGCGGGTCAGACTCGTCAGCAATCGCAGCAGCGCTAGCACAAGATAGAACATTTAAAGAACAAGTTGCAAGACCAGCACAAGCACAACTTGAAAAGATGATTAATAAGGTAGTTAGAGAAAAAACAGATATTCTTGAGTTTAAATTTAATGAGTTGACGCTTACTGATGAGATCACTCAGTCTCAAATCCTTGAAAGATATGTAAAAAATCAGGTCATGACGCCAAACGAAGCACGTTCTATTCTGGGCATGCCACAAAGAGAAGGTGGCGATGAGCCATTAGATCTAAAACCTCAGCAAGCAGCAGATGCAACAGCCAATAGGGCTAGAGATGCTGAAAGAGTAAACAATAATTCTGATAGCACTACTACGGTTGCTGGTCGTAACCCGAAAGGACAAGGAAGAAAGTTTGATGATTTAGTTGAACTGTCTGAATTGTCCGAATAGTGAGATATGAATAAAAGGGGTTTATAATATGATGGTGAACAATATATCCAAAGCCCATTGGAATTCAGATGGGGAAAATTTGCGTCTCTCGATGCCATTCTCAAAAGTTGATGAGAATAGAAGAACCGTTTCTGGGTTTGCATCACTTGATAATATTGACAAGCAAGACGACATTGTAACAGCAGAAGCATCAATGGAGGCATTTGCAAAATTCCGTGGGAACATTAGAGAAATGCATCAGCCACTAGCAGTAGGAAAAATGATTTCATTTAAAGCAGATAAGTATTTTGATCCAGAAACAAAGAAATTTTATAATGGAGTATATGTATCTGCATATGTTTCAAAGGGTGCACAAGATACTTGGGAAAAGGTACTTGATGGGACACTTCAAGGTTTTTCAATTGGCGGAAGAATGAACAAGTGGGATGATGGTTATGACGAGAAGTCAGATAAAGCAATTAGAATTATTAAGCAATATGATTTGGTAGAGTTGAGTCTTGTTGATTCACCAGCAAATCAGTTTGCAAACATTATGTCTGTAGAAAAAGTTGACGGACTAGATGTTATTAAAGCAGATGAAACAGTATTAGAGAATGTTTTTTATGATAAAGAATCTGGTATCGTTATGGTTTCTGAAAATGAAAATGAGTTAAGCCCAACAACAGGAAGCCAGATGGAAAACATAGGATTCGTTGAAAAAACGGATAACGAAAAAGTAACAATGATAAAATTCTTAGTTGATAGTGCTAAAGGCATTAATACTTCTAAGATTAACAAGGAGGTACAACCTATGACAAAAAAGACAGAAACAGTTGCAGAAGTTATTGAAACAGAAGCACTAGTAGAAGTAACAAAGTCAGAGGTCGCTCCAGAGGCAGATGCCGTGGTTGAAGAAGTTACCGAAGTAATTGCAAAGGCAGAAGAGACAGAAACAGCAGATGTTGTTAAGTCAGACGAAGCAGTTGTAGAAGAAATTGAAAAGGTAGCAGACACAGACGCAGATGTATCTAAGTCAGATGATGTAGTTGCAGAAGCAATCGCAGAAGCAGTTACAGAAACCAATGACGGTCTTGAAAAAGCCTTTAGCGATCTAGTAGAAATAGTTAAATCATTACAATCAGAAGTAGAACTTTTAAAGTCTACAAAGGTTGATATTGAAGTAGCGCAAAACTCATTTGAAGCAGTTGCAAAAGATATTGCATCAGCAACAAATGTATTTAATGAATTTGGTAAGCGTGTAGAACTTGTAGAGCAAGATACTGCTTTCCGAAAGTCTGGCGATCTCGGAGAGATTGTACAGGATCAGCCTGAAATGGTTGAAAAATCCCTATGGGGCGGGAGTTTCCTCAAAACAACCGATCTATTTAAGTAAAAAGTCACTTGGAGGTGAAATATTATGTCGGAACAAAATATAGAAAAGAATCAACCAGGTACATCTGGTAACGTGGGCGGAACTGCCCCAGGACTTTATCAAGGCCAAGGCGCATTTGCGTCAGGTGGTATTGGTGGAGTTTCTAACCCAGGTGCAAGCACATTGGGTAATACCCCAGTAGCAACCATCGGTTCATCATCTGGTTCCAATGCCGTAAACCCTTCTGGGACTACTGCAGCATCTGGAATTTTGCGCCCTGAACAGGCACGTCGTTTTATTGACTATGTTTGGGATGCAACTGTACTTGCAAATGATGGCCGTAAGGTCACAATGCGAGCAAATACTATGGAACTTGAAAAAGTAAACGTAGGAGAGCGTGTAATTCGTTCAGCAGCACAAGCAGACGGCACATATACAAACACAGGAGCAACATTCTCAAAGGTCGAATTAACTACAAAGAAGATTCGTCTTGACTGGGAAGTTTCTGCTGAAGCACTTGAAGATGGCGTAGAAGGAGATGCTCTTGAGGATCACCTAGTACGTTTGATGACAAATGCGTTTGCAAATGATATCGAAGACTTGGCTATTAATGGTGATGGTTCAACATCCCCATTCCTTAACATCATGACTGGTTTCGTAAAGAAGACCAAGACTAATGGATTCGCACATGAATCAGTTGTAACCGTAGCAGATAATGCTTGGACACCTGAAGTTATGCAGGGAATCATCAATGCAATGCCACGTAAGTACCGTGCACTTAAGAACAATCTTAAGTTCTACGCAGGTACAGATGCATTCGGAGGAATCGTTAAGAATAACGGTACCCTTGCAGATGCAGTTGCAGAAGCATTCTCTGGTCGTATGCCAGGAAGCACACAAGCAAACCGTCAGAACTATCTAGACGGACTTGGACAGACATTCGGTGGAGCACGTACAACTCGTGTTCTTGGAATTGAAGTTCAGGAAGTCCCTTACTACCCAGCAGGATATATCGATTTGACATTCCCTGCCAACCGTGTATGGGGTATGCAACGTGACATCACTGTAAACCGTGAATACGTAGCAAAGAAGGACACAATTGAATACACAGTATTCGTCCGCTTTGGTATTCAATGGGAAGAAGAGGATGCAATTGCATTCGCTGACGCTGCTGCAGACGCATAATCTGTAAACAGTACCTTTAATGGGGGGCGGGAGTTCACTCTCCTGTCCCCCTTATTAACTTTATAATGATATAATACAATTAACACTACAAGGAGGACATACTTATGTCAGAAGAACTAAATAACGAAATTGCTGGAACATTTTCAGAAGAAGAACTATCTTCTATTGTTGAAGAAAACCCAGAAGTTTTAGAAGTACCAGAACCACCAGAACCAGCAATGACCGAAGAAGATCAGGCATTTGCTGATGAAATCAACGATGTAGAAATACTTGAACTTGAAGACGCACCACAGTGGAAAGATCCAGAACCTTTTGTTTATATTCATCCAGGAGAGCCAGGATCAGACAACGATGTTATCGATTCACCAGAGGCACCAGAAGTTGCTCTACAGCCATCACTAGGCTATGACAATAATGGAGTTTTAGGATCAACTGCACCTGTTGAGCAAGAAGTTCACGCAGCACCTGCTGCACCATCAGCACCATTGTCATCAGACAAAGTTGCAGTATTTTCTACAAGAAACGCATCATGGGGAGAATTTGGCAAAGTCTATAATGGATACAACATTCTTTCTCCAAAGGCAGCAGAGGCTTGGTTAACAAGGGATCACTGCAGAATTGCTACACCAGAAGAAGTTGCGAAGGAATTCGGTAACTAATTCATGGAGGTAATGAGAGTTCCACCTTATCCTATTACAACTACCTGGACACTACCTATAGCCAACTATACGTACGTTCAGTCGGTTGAGGATTTGGTGGACCACTCAGTAGTAGAAACTACAGTTCAGTCAAACGCTAACGGCATTGTTACATATGTTCTGCCAGCAGACAAAGTAAGTTTTGACAGAAAGTTTTATATTAAATTTTATGATACAGCACGTGTAAATATCTTACATGAAGAAAACTTAGATATCATTAGGCCTTACGTTAATGCAAATAAGATTGGCGACACTGCTTCAGAAGTTGCGGAATACAGAATGCACGAACTTCTTGCTAGAGCAATTATTGATACAATTATTCCAAATGGATTTTACAATCACAAGAAGGTAATACAGGCAGTGGGTCAAGGAACAGATTACTTCCCACTATGGAATGAAACAAATAAAATTTTAAAGGTATACGAGGACAACGTTTTAGTTTATAACGTAGACACTCCATTGACCAACCTGCATGACTATATGATTACAATGGACAACTCGGCAGTGCAGAGAGTTGTAAGTGGGGCATGGAATCGTTCAGAAAATGCAATGCCAAGTCTTCCAATTTCAAGAGGAGATCTTGGTTATTTTGGATATGAGTCAGTAGCATTTCCAGCAGGCTGTGACTACACATTTGTTGTTGATGCAGGATATAAGACCATCCCAT